AAGAACAGGCTGGCGGAGCTGATGGAGATTGTCAACGGCACCGAGCACAAAGTGCTGGTGTTCGTGCCCTTCAGGCATGTGCTGGACATGCTGCACGACGCGCTGGTGCAGGAGCTGGGCGACCCGAATGCGGTGGAGTTCATCCACGGTGGCGTACCCGCCGGGCAGCGCGCGGAGATCATCAAGCGGTTCCAGACCGAGGACACGACCAAAGTGCTGCTGCTGGTCCCGCAGGCGACTGCACACGGGATCACCCTGACCCGCGCCGACAACATCGTCTGGTGGGGGCCCATCACCTCGACCGAGGTGTACCTGCAGGCCAACGCCCGTGCACACCGCGCAGGGCAGACGAACAAGGTCACCGTCACGCATCTGCAGGGCAGCCCGGTCGAGCGCCGGATGTACACAGCCCTGCAAGGCAAGGTCAACGACCACATGGACCTCGTCGAACTTTACAAACAAGAAATTGACAGTGTATAATTCATCCACCAACCAACAGGAGATCAAAAATGGACGCTGAAAAACTCGTCAAAGTCTATGTCCGCATCCGGGACGCCAAAGAGCAACTGGTGCGGGAACACGAAGAGAAGCTGGCCAAGCTGCAGAGCGATCTGGACGCGATCGAGCAGGAGCTGCTGGAGCTGTGCAAGACCACCGGGCAAGACGGTGGCAAGACGCAATTTGGCACGTTCACCCGCAGTGTGAAGTCGCGCTACTGGACCAACAACTGGCCGCGTATGTACGACTTCATCCGCGAGAACAACGCCTTCGACCTGCTGGAGCAGCGCATCCATCAGGGCAACCTCAAGACGTTTCTGGCCGAGAACCCGGACAAGCTGCCCGAGGGGCTGAACGTCGATTCCAAGTATTCCATCACCGTCAGGAGGCCCAAGGCAACGATCAAGTAACCGCAACCCAACCAACTCTTTTTCAACCAACCTCGTACCAACCATGTTCACCATCGAAACCAACATCCCCCTGCCTGCTCGCACCAACCCCAACGCAGGCACCAGCGCCAAGTACCCTCTCGCAGACATGCTGGTGGGCGACAGCTTCCTATACCCGGCAGAACCCGCCACCCTCGCTGATCGTCGCCGTCTGAGCTCCGCACTGGCCAGCTACTCGCGTCGCCACAAAGACGTGAAGTTCGCTGTGCGTACTGTCGACGGCGGCCTGCGTGTCTGGCGCGTGGCTTAAGGAGTGCAGGAAATGAGCGAAACTCAACGCCCCGTGACCTTTGGTGAGCGCGCCGTCGGCCTCTCGTTCAACCCCAGCAACGACCCGACCGTGCAGGCCATCAAGCAAGCCTTTGCGACGGCCATCGACGAAATCCACGAGCTGCGTACCAACCAGCCCAACTCGGAAATCGTGCGAATGGCCAGCATTGCAATCACTGAAGCGCAGTCCGCGCAGATGTGGGCGGTCAAAGCCGCCACGTGGAAGTAACCCAATCTCTAAATTTCAATCTTTTCAAATCATGAGCAATCTCACTCTCTTCAAAGCTGGCAACGTTGCTATCCCCGACTACCTGCGTCAAACCGACGAAACCACCAAGCTGCTTGCGGGCAATAGTGGTGGCAAACAAATCTCTATTAAGGGAGGCGTTTGGCGAATGATTGTGGGTGGTGAGGAGGTGGCTAAGAACGAAGATCGCGCCATGAACTTCGTGATTGTTGCTGCTGCTCCGAAAGTACACCGCACTTACTTCAAGGACAAGTACGAAGAAGGCAAGACCATTGAGCCGACCTGCTGGTCTGCTGATGGCGTCAAGCCCGATGCGGAAGTCCCTGATGCAACTCGCCAGCATTCGGTGTGCGCCACCTGCCCGCAGAACGTCGCGGGTTCGGGTGATGGCAACTCGCGGGCCTGCCGCTACAGCCGCCGCATCGCTGTGGCGCTGGAGAACGATCTGACGGGCAACATCTACCGCCTGCAGCTGCCGGCCAAGTCCATCTTCGGTCGCCCCGAGGGTGACAAGATGCCGCTGGACGCCTACGCCAAGTTCTTGGCTGGCCACAACGTGCCGATCACGGGCGTGGTGACCGAGGCTCGTTTCGACACCGCCGAGGCTGTGCCGGTCATCAAGTTCCGCGCCGTGCGCCCGCTGGCCCCGGACGAGTGGGAGATGGTGCAGGGCGCCGCCCGGTCGGAAGACGCCGCCCGTGCGATCGAGTTCAAGATCGTCGTCAAGCCCAAGGAAGAGCAGCCCCAAGGCACGCCGTTCACGGCAGCCCCCAAGGCAGCCGCTCCGCGGGTCGCAGCCCCGGCTGTGGAGGACGACATCCCCGAGCCGGTCAAGCGCCCGTCCAAAAAGGCTACGGCCCCTGAGCTCACCGATGCGGACGCCCGCGTGAAGTCGGTGGTTGATGAATGGGCAAGCGATGACGATGCCTGACCAAAAGCGGACGCGAGGCTACGACCAGTTGTTCGTGGCGCAGGTGATGGCGGCCCAGCCCGCCACGCCAGCTACCGAACTCGGTCGGCACTGCGTTACATGCAATGTCCCGGTGGAGCAGGTTGCACGTGATCTCGGAGTGACCCGAATGACCGTGTATGCTTGGTTCACCGGCCGACGCAAGCCGAGGCCCAAAAAGCTCGAAGCGATCGTCGGATACCTTGCGTCACTGCAGTCGCACAGGCCATAATCGCGCCCTCTGGGGGATAGACCCGGCTGATCCCCGGGCGACAAGGCAGTTCACGGGCTGCCTCCCCCAGACCTTTACCCGCAACCCTCAACTCCCGTGAGGCTATGTGACAGACTTTCTCCAATCCGTCCTGCCGGCGACGGGTACCTACTGCATCGTAGGCATCAGAAACGGCAAACCCAAGCAGTCGTTCTACAACAGCCTTGATGAGGCCCTGCAGCGGGCCCACTCGCTGGACGAAGCCCTAGTCGATGCGTACTTCGCACTGGCTGCGTTCAACGGCGATAGCCGCAAAGCGCAAGACGCACGGGCACTGCGATGCTTCTTTGCCGACATCGACTGCGGTGAGAACAAGCCCTACGCCACCCATGCAGACGCCGCGCAGGCGCTGCGCAAATTCCTCACTGACACCGGCCTGCCAGACCCGATCGTGGTCAACTCCGGTGGCGGCCTGCACATTTACTGGCCTCTGACGCAGGAGGTCATACCGGCCCGGTGGAAGCCCGCGGCCGAGTCGCTCAAGGCGCTGTGCGCCACCCACAAGTTCTCCATCGACTTCTCCTGCACAGCCGACGTATCGCGCATCCTGCGGGTGCCGGGCACCAACAACTACAAGAAAGCCGAGCCCCGCCCCGTGCAGATCATCGCCACGGCCAAGCCCGTGGTGTTCGAGGAGTTCGTCAAGCTCTTGCCGGCCATCGCCGTTGACCTCAGTGCAGCCAAAGCGTTTGGCGTTGACGAGACCACCAAGGCCCTTGCCGAGGGTGAGCTGGACCCGTGCAAGTTCTCCCGCATCGCCGCACGAAGCCTCAAGAGCTCGGGGTGTGGTCAGATCAAGCATGCACTCATCCATGCCCCCACGCTGGAGGAGCCCCTGTGGCGCGCAGCCCTCTCGATCGCGTGGAACTGCACGGACAACCACAGCGCCATCCACAGGCTGTCCAAGGACCACCCGGACTACAACCCGGAAGACACCGAGGAGAAGGCCCAGCGCCTGACAGGCAAGCCCTACACCTGCGACTGGTACCGGTCGAACGCCCCGCGGCACTGCGAAGGGTGCAAGCACAAGATCACCAGCCCGATCGTGCTGGGTCGCTACGTGCCCGAGGCCGAGACAGACGCTGACGGCGCTGTGCGGGTCATCGCCCCGGTGGAAGCCAACCACGAAGGCGCCATCCAGTTCGTCGACGTCAAGATTCCGCCGCTGCCCAAGGGCTACTTCCGCGGCGCCGCCGGCGGCATTTTCAAGCGCGAAGGCATCGGTGAGGAGATGAAGGAGGTTGAAATCTACCCCCACGACATCTACGTAACCGACAGGTACTACGACTCCAGCGACGACGGCGACGGTGAGGGTGAACTGGTGGCC